GGGTAATTCTGAGAGTGAAGGATCCGACATTACTAACTGAGCGTTGTATCTAACCCTGGGGGCAGGTCAGGCCTTATCGCAAAATACGTTAATCGCCTCCATAAATGCGAGGTTCTCTGACATGGTTAGCGTCTCAATTGCAGTTGGTAGCTGATAACCTCATGAACAGGTTTAATGGGATTCGGCTCGATCACTCGATATTGCTTTTCATCAATGATGACAATATCGTCCACCCGAATTTCCACATCAGCGGTAGCCACCAGCTTAATGTCGCCACCTAAAATACTGGTGCCGTTCACCTCATGAGGTTTGTATTGCGTCACAATCCCGCTAATGTCGAATTTCTCAGCCTTACGCGGTATCTCAACGCCCCCCACAAACTCAACCTTGTCTTGACCACGTATCATTTCAAAAACCTGACCATTGGCTTTAATTGATCGGGTTGCGGTCTGTCTCATACGCTTATAGTTAAGCGCCACAAATCACCCCCTAACCAACTTGATTGAGTTTGTAGATAAGGAAAGCCCCCTCAACATGCCATCCAGCCACGTGAATTTGGGGCACGAAGTTGCTGTCCCCTCAGCATAAGAAACACTCACTGCACCAGTGACGATTTCCTGTATCACTTGTGCTCCCCCCTCAAAGGAGGGGGCCAAATCAATTTGCTGAGCCTCAATAGCTAAACGACACTGAGCCTGAATAACCTTGTGCGGGATTTCGTTAGCTGGCAAGAAATGGCCCTCAAAAATCACACCAGAGCGGGGCCATGCCAATGGCTGGGTTAACACAGTGCGAGTCCCCTTCCAGCTCAATCCCTCCAGATAATCCATTGCAATAATGAGAAGTTTTTCACATTCTTCATTATGGTAAGGTATTTGATATCCACGTGATCCCGCATATTCTCGCAGGTCAATGACACTAGCGTAGCTGTTAAAGGCATCTGATGTTAAATCGGTTACTAACATAGCCAATCCTGTTACGCTAAATGCCAACCTTCTTCTTTCCACGCCTGAACCATGTCAGGGTGGACATCGGCTAATAAATCCCCCCTCTTCATTTTGATCAGTTCGGGGGCCGTATCTTTAGGGGATTTTTTGCTGTCGTTCTCGTCCTCTTTTGCTGTTGCTGCTGCATTTTCAGTTATCGCTTTTTGTGATTTGCTCATTGAAATTTGTCTCCAATGTGAAAAAGGGAGGAATCTTTCCTCCCCCTATCGTTAAGCCAAACGGCAATTAGCCCAGCAGAAGCGCGGCGTGTTCTTCTTTGACAGAAGCTACTCCCCAGGCAATACCAATTTCGTAAGAAACCTGTTTGTATTGTTTGTACAACGCTACTGAAAAGGTCAGACCGCTCAATGGATCGGTGATTTCCATCACATCTTCGGCAGCATCGCCGCCTTTAGGCATGGCTGGCACACGTGTTGCCAGCAATAGTGCGCGACGGTCAAACGCCATGTTAGGCGTGAAGGTACCAACAACAGTCATAGCGGTATCGTCAGCCACATCCTGCATCAGGCCAGTACCGCCCAGAGTGAGCGATGAAGCGGTTGCCGCCGCTACAACGTATTGATGCTCGTCACCGGCAAAGGTCACGACATGACCGGCTTTAATCTCACCGCTGCCGGTGTCGATGGCAATAATGCGATCCCCTTCCTTCTTCGCACCATTCACCAGATAACCGGTAGCCTCACCCAACTTCTGACGACGGACGCCTGCTGAGTTATGAATGGAGAAACCCTCAACGCGCCCCAGAGTCCCCTCCCGCAACAATGCATCAGTAACGGCCTCGTTCATTTTGAACAGTACAGACTGTTTACCGCGCAGGTTAGCAATAGCACCGGAACCCAGCACCATTTGCAGGTCGCTTTGTGGTGCGCCGTTATCCTCCAGCACCTGACGTGCCAGCGCAAAATCTGACAGGTCACCGGCCACACCAAAGGGGGTTTTGCCAGCGATACCGACAGCACGAGAAGCGCCATAGAACAGGCCAGCCAAGTCTGTTTCAATTTCGTTGGTCAGGGTACGCAGAGCCTGCGTGAACTGGTCAGCCAAAATAACGTTGTAAGTCTGACCAGCAGCGTTCAGTGCGAGCTGTTCTTCACCATTCCAAACCAAGGGAACCATGCGAGACTTGGTAATGGTCACATCTTTGTAGCCAATGTTCTGGCCTTCAACGGATGGCGCAACAACATCTGGCTCAATGTCCTGTGCTTTTGCTTCTGGCGTTACGGGTGAGCGCACGGTCTGACCTTTCGCAGCCTGGTCTGCTTTCGCGTCACTACCAACAGCGGGAATAAATCCCACCAGCTCACGTGAAACGACATCCATTGCAGCATAAAGTGATGGGATCAGGCCGGTTAGCGTGTTGCCTTTAGCCATGAGTTTTTACCCTCCTGTGGTGTTAATTAGATAGTTGAAAATGTATGCCGAAACTTAATCGACGACAGTGAAGCCATTGGCAACCGCCTGAGACTGGGCTATACCGTCAAGAGCGTCAAAATCAATCCGGCGCATAGTTTTTTGCCCCACATCAGCCTGAGTACGATGAGAATCGCTGCCACTTGAATTAACCGCTTTCAGGATATGGTCTTTTTGCGGGTAGGCTTCCACCAGTAATTCCAGTGCCTCATCGAAACCAGCTGGCTCACCGGCTTTGCTACGAGAGAAAATGCGATTGCCTTGATTGTCATAAGCAACAATTTTGCCCTCTTCCATCTTGAAGTTTTGGCCGAATCGCGCCCGAACAAAGTCAGCAGGGATAGCCAATTTCTCTTTGATGAACTCACTGGATCCAAACGCCCCACCGATTTTTTCCTCGTAATACTGACGCTCCAATCTGTCTGCCCGTTGCGTCGCTTCTGTTAATTTTTTCTCGTAAACTTTAGTGATTTCGGCTTTGACCTGATCTACAGCACCAGCATCAATGAGTTTTTTCTGGTCAAGCTTAGCCACAATATCTATCGCTTCTTTTGCTTTGACCGGATCATCAATATCTGCAAATTCACTCAGCTTTTGTTCCAAAGCCTCTTTAGCTTCACGATGAGATTTATTCTCACCATTCAGTGCACTAATTTTACTCATTGCGTGAGCTGCATCGAAAGGAGCCTCTTTACCGTCATAAAAGATGTAAACAGGCATTCCGTTCTCAACAATCACGTGACCATCTGCATCAAGTTTTAATTTCATTGAGTTAAGTCCTCGCCATCCGGCATTAAATGTACTTTCCAGTACGTTCACGGCTTTGTATCCACGCCACCGCAAGAGAGTGTTAATGAGGTGTTCCCCTCGCTTGACGCAAGAAGCCACACATTGGGGAAACAGGATGATTTTTGTCTGGGTGGGGGTATTCTCTGGTTAGCGACCACATCGCCAATGTTTAGAGTACAGTCGCCTCAAACGCACGGGAATCTATCTCTTTAAGCTGTTTCAGGCTGATAAACTCGCCCTTATCAGTAAACATCTCGCTTACTGTCATGCCACCATCGCGCAAAAGTCGGGCACGCGTGATGCCTAAGACCTGTGTTTGTCGATAAAAGCTCTGTTTCTGCAACCATTCCATGTAAGTAAGCTTGGCGGGTACCTGTCCGTCCATGCTGGCGCGTGTTCCCTCGTCCAGCTCATCCATATCAATACCCAACTCACGCCATGACTTGGTAATGAGCAACTCAGTGGAACGACAACAGAAATGGATACGCCCAGCCCCCCCAGATAAGGGATATCATGGCCGATAGGCTGACCATCAAGCGTGTATCGCTTCCCATCACGCGCAATGCACCAATGAGAGGTTTTATTATCCAGCGTCGAATCCCATTGTTTACATTCGATAATGTCGCTGTTGTTTTGCGCCATCTTATCCCGCGCAACAGCTGCCAGATGGTTAACAGCAGTCTTGGTGACCGAGGTTACATTGTGACGACCTGATTCCAGTATCCCGTATTTATAGTTGGCGGCCTTGGTGCCTCTCACTTTACGGGCAATGGTTTCGATGTCGTCACCTGCAAGAAACCCTGTTTTCACTGTATTGATGATACGGGTCAGTCTGTCCTCTTCGATATTGCTGGCCCAACCTGATAATAAGTTGCCCTGAAATGGTTTACTGATAGCCGCACTATAAGCCTGCTCAGCGCTCACCCGCTCAATAGACAGGTGCTTTAGGATTGGGTCAGGCAGCAAGGTGTTAAACAGCGTGTACTGATAGTCGGTCTCATGCCTGGCAAAGGCGAGGAAGCTCGTCCGTAAGCGTCTCAAAGGTGCCTAAAATGGCCTGTCTGTTGACCTCTCTCACCCCTTTGAGTTTCCCGCGTAACATTTTCACGGTCACATCATTAGGGTTGACCTTTTCCAGCTCCACCAGCAAACGAGCATATAACTCAGAGTCCGCCTCATTGAGTACTTTAACCATTTCCTTTGCTACCCCAGTGGCGTAGCGTGATAAGAACAAGCTATGAGCAATGGTTTCATTCTGTAGCTTTTCGTTTATCGTTGGCATGGTCTTATTCTTCTATTTCAATGGCCTCATTTGGAACGCGGGATAAGTCTATTGTTTCGTTCCTCAACTCATCCTCGACTTCCTCCGGCTTGGCTTCCGGATCAATGATGTTGAGGTCTTGTAGTACCCGAACAGAATCGGACATGCGAATAGAGCCACCTTGACGCAGAGTCTGAATTGCAACAGCAGCTTGAGTGTTGAACTGTTTCTCTCTGACATCCAGCTCTGTACGGACATCAACAGCACCACCGGTTGGTTCACCTATCCACTCGGCCATGATTTGCAGAATGTTATCAAGCGCATCTTCAAGGGAGTTTGCCATGGTGTAGAGCGGGGATTGTTCCTGTAGCCGTTCCTCGCCAACCTGATCAATCCCTTTGGTGGCGGTGTTGTTCACCTGCAACAACTTGGCTCCTGCCATTCTCATTTGCGCTTCCAAGTCCTCGATCGATTGCCTGCCAGCTTCGATAGAAGCCCCTGAATGCTCGGTGTACTCCAATCCCTGTTTAGTCCTGTCATCGAATCGGGTCGCTACAGACGCACCTACTGTCAGCTCCTCCTTATCTTCCAGGCCAAAGACACTAAGCAGTGGAACACGCGCAACATGAAGAATGTTGTCCTGCTCAGATTGGCTTTGCCAGTGCTTAATATTCAACATCGCAAGGTCAATCAACGGTGGAGTACCCCGCATAAAACCGATTTGATGCGTGTAAAGGGTCACTAACGGGATGTCGTCGCGTGAGGTTTTCCAGCCATCGACTTTCACCCACTTACCCAGTTTTTCACCGCCACGCGGCGCAGCGCGACGATAAATTTCCACCTTGCCGATGGTATAACGGCGGATCTGAGCAATTTTTTCCTGAGAATAGTCATGATTATCCTTAATCACGATTTCCTTGATACGCAGCTCAGTTAATACACGCTTGCCTCCGCTGATTTCTGACTTCCACCCGATAACTTGACGCGGATTAATCAGGGTGACATAAGGTCTGAGGTTAAGGGCTTTTTTCTCGGCCACAGTCTTAACTTTCGGGGCTTTAGGATAATCAACCAGCGCGTGGGCCAGTCCGTACTGTAGAGCATGAGAGAAATATTCTTGCGCCCAGACATCAAGCCGGTTTCCCTCTAAATCAATGTTTTTGCAATATTCCACAATCGGGTCTGGTGTGTCCTCGCTCAACCTGGTCGGTTCGGCAAACACACGGCCAATATTGTTTGAGATGGTCTCACGGTAAACCGGTAATAGTGTTGCCACTGCCAGCCGATTTCTGTAACTATCATCAGCCTCGTTAGGCCAACGCGGCATATACTGCTGCTGTGTGCGCATATACAGCGTCCCCCCATCAGAGCATCATTGATTTCCCACGCTTCCAACATATTGTTGTAATCTAAATTTGGGGTAGAGATATCAGCCATATAATTAGATCCGAAGTGATGTCACTCTTCCGGTTGGTTTTACGATTGGGAATTGTTTTACGATGAAATACCCACCAGCATCGTTGGGATGATCGTTATCAGCAGATTTATCCGGCTCACCGTTATCAGCCCAAACCTGCTGCTCCAAACTTTCCGTATATACAGGGCAACGCATAACGTTAACTTTATAGCGACGCTCCCCGTTTCCATTACAGAACATCGCATTCATGGCATTGATGCGATCTTTTACTGGTGGATTTGAGTCATTGACGACTACGTTAAAACCCGCCTGTTTAAGCTGGACAATATCTGTTGTGCTGGCATGACTTGATTTACGGGAGTCACCGGATGCATCGGGATAAATATAAATTTCTCGCACCTTGCGATAATTATTTCCGTCATACAGCCAGAACCGCTCTTTGATAATCCGGATCATATCTGGCTCTGTAACCGCGCATGGCAAACCCAACCGCAGAACATGAACAATTGCCGCCATTTTCCCGACGTTAAAGTCCATTCCGATATAAAGGGGTTCGCCTGGCTGTTCAACTTCATCACAATGATTCAGTCTACGGTCGAATTGATGGTAAATCGTACCACTGGTCAGGTTGGTAAATTGTCCGCGCAGATAGGCTTTAATCAACTCCTCAGGATATGACTCAAGGAGCGACGGAATATAGTCATCCGGTAGATTAGCTTCATTATCAAATGTAGATGCCTGAACCAAACCGTATAAGGTTGCCAATTCAGGTTTGTCCCTGACAGCTTTGACAAATTGCTGATAGACAAATTTGAAGCCTTCAGGTGTTGTCGTAACATCAATGCCGTTTCGTACACCTTTTAGTTTATAACGCATACGCGCAATGATTTTTCGCCATGCCAACCGAGCTTTTGCGACGGGTAGAATATCAAGTTCATCCACCATCGCATTGCCGATTTTAAAACCAACAATAGTCTGTGGCTTTTCCATAGAACGGCAAATTGTTGTCCCTCGGAACTGCCGTCCGTAATAAAAATGTACCTCCTTATTACCCTCGTTTATTTTGACATTCAGCCCCCAGTCAAAAGCAACCTCCTCGATTGTTGGATAAAAGATGTCGCGGATCTGAGGATAAGTCGGAGCAAAATACCCCTGATTGACTTTCGGGTGCTCCCACATTCCCTTGCAAATACCGCCGCACCCCACCCACGTCTTGCCGCTACCAAATCCCGCTATGTAGGCTTTAAATTTATGGGGCATAGCAAGAAATTTCGCCTGTGGGATATTAAGTGTCGGCGCTATCGTCATTCCTCACCTTTGCATCGACTACATTGATATTAATAGCCACTGGTTGCGGTAACTCGTTATCATTGTCACTGGTGCTTTTTTTAAGGTTCTCGTTTTCAGTTCGTAGCTTTTCGTTACGCAGGCGTAGACCTTCTAATTCAAGCTCACCTCTCTCTCGGTCAGGCTCACGTAATAATTTCTCCGTCACTACTTCGCGATAATCAGCATCAGCACACATCTTGCGGATGCAGGCCAATGTTCTCTCAATGGATTCAATACGGGCGGTATTGCGCATCATGGCGTTTTCTGCGGCTGAGATTTTGTCTTGCAACTCTTTGTTCTCACCGCCGTAATCATCTAATTGAGTGCGCCAACGACCGATATTTTCAGCTGTATACAAGTTTCTGGCCCTTGACAGGAATAACTCATCCCTAAGACTCAACACCCGAGCATCCTCAGCAATACTGTCGGAGAAAAGCATACGGCGAGCATACCCACCGTGTTTAAGAGCATGCTGATTCCCTTTCTGAAATGGAGGGTAATTAGTGACGACTTTACGTTTTGACTGTTCGGGTTTCGTTTCTGATAAATTCGGAGTTTTACCGTTTTCGCGATTTTTATCGCAAGCCTTATCTGATGCGGATTTATGGGATTGACCTAACTCCGAATTCGTGATTTTTTCGGTGTTCTTTTTTCGCGATTTTTTCTCCGAATTCGCGATTTTCTCACTGCCACCAAAAAGTAAAGCTTTCGCTGCTTTTATCGAAATATACGCTTTCGCTGTTCCCCACGAATAACCTTCTCTCTCACACCACTCTTTAGGGGATATTCCCGTCCGTTGCCATTCAGCGGCAAACCGAGATAACCGTTCACCCCAGTTCACTCGGGACATAAAGAATCATCCTCTGCTCTATGGAAAATATAAAAGCCATCAACGACCATGCTCAGGGTGAGCGGCGGGGGTCGTTAATGACTTTGCCTGCGCATTATCGGTGGCACTCAGTGAATACCACCTGTAAGGAGAAGCAGCGGAAAAAACGCGAATAATCACTGAATTAAGGCATCTGTATAAACTGGCGACCTTGCTTTACGTGGCCG